TAATGGCGAGCCTTTGCCAGCCCTAGTGACAATGGTACTCATGCTTCAAAGACCTGTCTAAATGTTGCACTTATAGTAGCTCGGTTTAGGTAAGGTATTGATTTTGTCCAACTAGCGCACACCCATTTATAAGAAGTCGTAGTGTCAGGAGGTGTCCAAGTAAAGCTTGCCCCATCTAAAGCTCTATTATCTAAAAAATTAGAAATTGTATCTGCATCAGTCTCGCTGATATTTTGCCAACGCAAAGCCCATTGTTTTGGATTTTGATTTAATCCTACATTTACTCTGATTTCATATCCATCTCCCATGCTACTAACACGGGTTTTAGGAGTATTTTTTTGACTTGCTCCATACGAAGGCGCAGGACTTGTTGGGAATGTTGCCATTATCTACCAGCTAAAAGCCCTCCTGGTCGTTGCTGATTAGCGATTTCAGCTTGAACTGCTGCTGCCAGCATACTTCCAAGTTGTTCCGATTGCCCTGCATCACCTTCAACAGACGAACCAGAAGCATCTACGTTAACAACAATATTTGTTCCTCCCATTGCATGATTTGGAACGATATTACCGCTAGAACCTGGAACAAATAATTCTGGGCCTTTTTCTCCAACGATGTAAGGAGTTCCTCCTGATACTGGGCCTCCTGCTGCTTTCTTCTCGAAATAACTTGTAGCCATTGGATTACTTCCAATATCCTTATAAGGATCTATACCACCGATAGGATTTGCTCCAAAGTTAAACAAACTCAATATTCCTTTCTGTAACTGAGCCGCAGCCATCCTTGCAGCCATGTCTAAGAAATGATCTGCAATGCGACTAAACATGTTTCTAAACGCATCTTGAACAGTCATTGTTCCTTGAATTATTCCTTTAAATGATTCACTAAACGATGAACCAATTGATTTAGATAATTCAACAACTTGATATTGTGTATTGTTTAATCTTCTTAATTCTGTATCTATTCTTTCGACTTCTGTTGCTACTGAATAACCTATCTCTTCTGCTTCTAACTTTATCTGTCTAAATTTTTCTCTATAAGCTTCAAGTCTAATAATTGTTTGATCTTGTGAAGCATCAAATTGTACTAAATCTTTAGCTTGTTTCGGCCCTTGGAACATTTGACCAAGGAGAACTCCTGTCGGGCCAAACATTCCTAAACCAACTCTGTCTTCTAATTGTTTTTGCTTAAATTCATCTTTAAGAATTTTTGTACGATCTTTAATAACTTCATTAATAGTCTCTTCTACTCCTGCCGTCTTTAACAGTTGCAAATACCTCAATTCTGTTTCAGGTGCTAAATCTTTATTAAGTTGTTTAATCGCTCCCATTGCACTTGCAAAATCATTTGCTTGTACAACTGCATTTAAACTAGCAACGTCTCCTCCAAAAAGAGCAGCAAATCCACCACCATCTTTTCCAAATCGTTTAAATTGTTCTGCAACCTGAACGGCTTCCTGTTTCGTGATATTTAGACTTTTACCTAATTTAACTATTTCGCTTGCACTATATCCAGCATTAAAGCCCATACTTTTCATATCTTTATTTAACTCTGCAACTGATTTTCTAAATTCAATAATTTCTCCTATTTTTTGTGCAGCAGCAGTCGCAACAATTGAACCAGCGAATCCAAATCCAGGGCTTAACGCACCACCCAAAGCACCACCAATACCACCAGCAACAGCAGCACCAGGACTTTGACCAAATAATAGGGGGAAACCTCCACCAATCATTCCACTTTGTAATGCCCCTTTAACTCTTCCTCCTCTTCCCCCAGGAGAAGCTGCCCATCCTTTTGAATTGGCTCTATTTCCAAAACCCCATCTCTCCATTCTCGTTAAAGGAGTAGGGCCTATAGGAGATTGATATTGTCTTTCCATATTTATTGCTTTACCCCTAATTCCTAATATTTGTTCTTCTATTTTTAATTCCCTTTTTAACATCTTTTGTTTCTTTATTTCATGTCTTCTTATTGCTTTAGAAACTGGATCAGTTACAAACCTTGCATCACCAGCAAGATTTCCTGCTGGCCCAAATTGCCTTGGTCTTCCAGCACCACTTGTTGACAAACTATAAGGATTATATTCACCTGCTGCTTTACTAAAGTCAGCAAAACCACTACCTTCTCTTCCTGCTCGACTTCTTAATGTATTACGAAGAAGATTTCCAGGTAAACTTTTTTGACGAGCTAATAAAGTATTACGTTGTAAAGCAACAGAAGAATCTTGCATCTGTATTGCTAAACCCATTGTATTTAAAAAATTTCCAGCTTTTTTACTATTTTCTTCTAGTAATCTTCCTACAGACGTAAGGTTGGATCTTGTTGTAGCACCAAAGTTTTTAATATTATTACCTAAAGCAATTATTCCTGAAACCAATCCAACAATATCTTTTCCTCCCTTACCTAGTATTTCAAATAAAGTTCTAAAATCTTGAAAACTTCGTTTAACAACAAAAGGAACTCTTGTTAATTCTTCAACTAATCCTTTAAATGGTTGAGAATATTTCCCAGTAAGCCCTTTGTTTATTACTTTAAAACGATTACTTATCGTATTTAAGGCATCTCCTCCTACTTTCTTTAATGCTTTACTTCGTTGTGTTAATGCACCAATACTTTCTGATGCCGTAAGGACTTGCTTAGAAGCTTGTTCTGCTCCTTTAGCTAACCCAGTAAAACCTTTAGTCTCTATCTTTTTTAAACTTCGTTCAATATTGCTTAAACTACGAGTAATACGATCAGTGGCACGTTTTATTGCCTGATCTTCTACTTTAAAAACAATCGTACGGGTATAGTCAGCAGACACTCCTTTCTAACCCGATAAACTTCACCCTACTTTACCTTGTTTGAACCCGACTAGCAGCACCTTTTTGAACTTTATCTTTTTCTCGTTCGTCCTCTTCATTCTTTAACGCAAAATAAGCTGACCATCCAACCAATTCTTCCATCGTCAAATTATTGGACAACTGAGATACCGTCATCCCTAACTCTTTGGCTAGAGCAAACATAAAATACCAAAGCTGATCAACTTTTCAAGTCAGCCTGAACTTCTTCCACCTCCTTATCCGTACCAGAATCAAGCATTGCTAACTGTATTTCTTGTAAAACAGCAGCTTCAATTTCACGCCTTAAAGTAGCCTTGTCTCCATCTTGAAATAACCTTTTACTATCTTTATCTAACGATTTTTCTATCATTAAAGCCAAAGCAAAATCATTGGCATCATCTGAACCTGACTTCTTTTGAATTGATTCTCGTTCTGCAATTGTTAATGGATGCCAATAAACAGTTAGAACAGTTTCACCATCTTTAACAACTTCATGCTTGTATAATTGACTGACACCAAATTTGTTGCGGAGAAGATCAATGGCTTTAGCCATAAGTTAATATTCGATTAGTATTAATACTATACTAAGCGTTTGCAGAAAATTGGCAGGTTATTACAGCCATGCAATGTGATTCGTCTTCAGTATCAAATATTCCTGGCCCTACAACATCTGTAGTTTTGGGCTTACAACTATAAGTATCAGCATAATCAGAAGCATTAACAGAGGTCATACCATCAATAACTGACTCACTAATAGCAGCTAATACTGATGTCCCTTTGTTCTTTGGAACATAAACATTACATTGAATAAAACCTGAATAGAAATCACTAGAAGCACCTTGATTTTGCATCGTTGCTTGACCAAAATTAACGCCTAAAACAATGTATTTAATTGTTTTACCAGGGGTTGTATAAGCAATATTGTCATAAATCATTTTGACAGTAGGATCAGCATCCGCAACTGCATTAGTAATTGCTTTTTCAAAAGCAGCTCTAGTCTTTACAAGTGTCATTGTTTAAGATCCTTGAGTTTTACGATAGCCAGTTCTGGGTCTATAACCTGGCTCGGCATTCCTTCTAAGAGCAGCAGTTTCATTTCCTCCAAACACTCCTGCACCTATACGAAGATCAGCTTTTGTTTTTGTGTCTGTCATTATCTCATTTAATCTTTGATTTAAAGAAGCTGTAGCACCACCACCACCTAAAACATAATTAAGTAATTTTGATTTAGGAGACATTGCAGCGTATGGAGCATATTTAACTGCATTACCAATATAAACCCTATCTTTTAAGAAAAATTCTGGAACAGCATGACGTTGTTCAATAATTGGTTTTTGACCAGCCGCTAAAACAGTTTGTTTCTTCCCTCCGATAGTTCTAGTCGTTTTCCTTATACCTTCCCATTTCGTGCCTTTTGGAGTTTCTGTCCTACCAATTTGACTTTTATTTGCCTTCCAATTAGACGCAAAGAAACCTGTTAAAACAGGACTATAACCATCATCTTGAGCATTGCTTGTTAAGTCAGAAACAGTTGCTTGAATTAATAAATTAAAATCAGCTTCAATTTCTGCATATAAATCTTCCTCAATATTACTCATAAACTGTCTAGGCGTTTCTTTTTTACTTAACTCTGCTTGTAACTGTTTATAACTCTTTGTGGGCGTTCTTTTCCTACCTTGTCTTTTCCCATTCCATCTCCTTTCTTTTTTCCTAGCCATCAGAATCTCACCTGAATTGTATGTAGATAAACCTGTCCACCACGTTTTGTATCTATATCAATAATCTGTGCAACCTTATTTCCTCCTCCATAACTCAACGTAATCTCATCTTCAAATGTAGGTTGATGATTTCCTATTAAATCAGGTGTTATGTATAACTTTGCTGATCTTAATTCTCTACTATCAACCTGTTCTGTCGCTATAAATGCTATAGGTACTTTTATATTGGAATACTTCGTGGTTGTAATTAATTGCTTCCCTGCGGCTACGTTATAACTGCCTTTTGCATTAACAGAATAAGTAATCGTAGTGTCTAAAGAAGAACCAAACTCGGAAACTAACCGTTTAGCTAAAGCTTTAAAGGTTGTGTCTAATGTCCCTGCCATAATTAACCTCTAACAACTCTCATTTGGAACGTTCCAGCTCCACCTAACATATAAGCTCCCAAGAAACTTTGTATCCAAGGATATACATCTAAAATATTATTTGTTGAACCTGTACCTTGACTTGATGCACTAAATTTCTTCTTTTCTTTTAAATCACCTATTTGAACCTCTGTTTCAGAAACAATACCTTCTGTTCCTTTATTACCTGTCATTGCATCTGTAGTATTTGCTAACGCTCGAGCTAACTCATATTGTGCATATTTAATGTTATTAGGTATTGAAGTGCAAACCAATTCAACATTATCTACTTCGTAATTATTTCTAGGCCATTTTAATGCTTGTCCATCATCACAACGATCACCGTAATAATTAAAATCATCAATCCATCTCGTAGCAGATATTAATGCTCGATTCTTTTGATCATCGGTCTTATTATCCCAAGTCGTTGAATCTGGGACGGTTTCAAAA